GAGGCAGCGTTATAGTATTCTTTAATGTAACGCATTCTTGCACTATTGGGTTCTTCTTTATGGAAGACGGTAGCTGCCGCAACCATGTAACGAATCTGAGGGGTTTCATATATTTCCTTTGTGGCACGATTACGAACAAGGTACTTCTCAATCAACTGCTCAATTGCGGCATAAGAATATTGCTCATCTTTCTCATGCTCCAACATGTCATTCATGCGGTTCCAGTCATCTTCTGAATACCACTCTAAAAGTTCAGGAGTGTATAGGCCCACGGCTACGTTCTTCTTAACGATCTCATACAAGTGAGGAGGCTGGTAGCTGCCGTAGACGTCTTTGCGCAACATACTAAGACGTTGTTTACCGGCTACGTATTGATAATTTGTATGCCCAACATCTGGATTAGATTCAACGTCAATCAAGTCTACAATAGCTCGCAGTGTAATCTCATCAATTTCCTTGGTTGTAATACCATCATAGAAATGCAATTGTGCTTTGATCTCTACCATACTTTGACTAACATCTGCTGTGCCCTGGCAGATTTTGGCAATTTGACCTTGCCACTTTTCTAATGCTAGCGGCTCACGGCGGCCACTACGTTTTACGACTGTAATAGGTTTCATTCTATGCTACTTTATATGTTGTTTTATTTGTTGTTGGGTAATGCTACGACGGGCACTTTTGGGGTCTAGGTTGATATTTACGATCTGATCTCGGTCCCAATTCAATATATATTTTCTTTGACTGATTAGGACTAAATTGTCGCTATCGACCTCGACCATTTCTGCATCTTGCAAATCCGGGCGGTCTAACAATGTAATAGTATACATTATTCCTAGCCCACGTGCAAGTCCGCAGTAGATATTGTCATCCAATAACTGCCACGGATCGGGCCAAGTAGCTCGATCATCCCAGTGTAAATGATATGGAATCCAAGGTGTGTTAAACCACCAGGAATTAACGGCTGCGAGAACTTCTGGGGTATCCAGTGTTTCGCAATGTTGGCGAAGAGTGGACCAACTCGCAAGTCGGTCCTCAAAGGTGCGTGGCCACATTAGGCTAGGTGTGTAATACTATAATCTATTGTACCGTCAGAGCCGGTAGAAGTTGAACTATACGCTATTGTGATATCACCACCAGCACTAGCTTCAGTTGCTGTTAATGTAATGCCAGTGCTGGCATTCTCAGTGTAGTCATCAGTATACGAGAACGAGCCAGTTGTTGCACTGACTGCAACCAATGAACCAGTTCTTACAGTAGTACCACGAATGATTGTATAATCCATCTTAAATGCTTTGAATACCGCAGTATCAACTACAAACAACGTACCCGAGTCATTGTCATTGAGTGTAGAATGAACACCAGCAGTTCGTGTGTACTTACCAAGCTGAAGCTCGGTGGCAACAGTATCATCACTGGCACCGTCTACTGTGTAGGAAATGCCACGAATGTTCATTCCCATTGCAATACTAGACGTATCGTTTAATGCAATGCGCGGCCAGTTTACACTTTCAGATGTTGTACGCTCAAACATGTCGCCAACACTGATGTTGTTGTTAGCATCAATATCAATTACTGCGGTCTGAGCAGAAGCGTTGATATGATTACCAACGTTGAAGAAAATATTGTATCCGGTGGCGTTAAGGCTAACATTAGAAATCACTACGCCTTCGTTGTACACATTGTCAAAAATATTGTGTAATACACGGAAACCTGTAGGACCACCGTTAACTGGAGTAAGTCCGCCGAGCACAACACCTTGTGTTAACGTATTAAAATCGCTGTTACTAACGGTAACAGATTCAACTTGCTGATCTGTGTTGAAACCGTACGTACAACCTGTAAACTTGCAATTGTCAAACAATACTTGACGAGTAACAAGAGCGACGGTGCTAGCAAAACGCACAGCGGCTAAATCGTCCGCGCTGGTATCACCGTCGTTGGTTGTAAACGGACCTGCAAAGGCACATTCCTTGAAACTGATTTGATCTGCATCTTCAACTAGCAACACATTGTGACTGCGAGACGAATCATTCCCGAAATTAGCAGTACGGAAACTCATGCTAACAACCTCAACATTGGCTGGACGAGTGGCACCGTTGCTGAGAATGTTGCCACCTGTTTGTTGCAAACTGTCAGCAGTACGGACAACATATTCAGGTAATGCTTGTTCTTCCCAATACAAAGTGTTAGTAGGAAGTATTTCGTCGCCGGCACCATCTTCAACTGGCACTGTATTGATTGCACGATAGTAACGATCATTCAACGCATAGTATACCATAACTCCTTGAGCATAAGGAGTAAATGTAACCCAGTCGTCGACTTGGAATTGAATGATGCTAGACTCAATACCTTCGCCATATAGCTTGGCATACGGTGGTATTAAAATAGTATCTGTAACAAGATACGTACCTGCTGGGAAGAATAGACTACGGCGTACTTGGGTATTTGTTTGACGGCAATACAGTTGATACAATGCTCGATTAATAGCAGCGGTATCGTCAGTTAGACCATCGCCGGTTGCACCAAAATCTTTAACACTAGCAAATTGGTCCATCCAATCTTGCAAGCTTTGCGTTACTGGATCTCCGGACGTTGTTCCTGTTTGTGCTTCATAACCTGTGGCAGCAAGACCACTGTAAGTGTATGCACCGGCTAGTGCTAGCACATCTGAAAATTCTGTTAAAATTTCAGTATTACCAACTGTGGGCGCACCCTCAGCTAATTCGCCGTTACCAATGAACAGTCGACGCTGGTCTACTGCCCAGCCAAATTCTGCTCCGGCTAGCGGTTGTGGAAGGTCATCTAAAATGCCTTTGCGTTGGGTAATGCGTGAAATCTGTAAAATAGCCACAGTGATATCCTTGATCTATCACATATTTAGCAGATAGTACTTCTCTACCCTGTGCCACCAAGCTGAACGATATTTTTCAAATTCTGCGCCTTCTAGCACAAACTCTTGGTATTGCGGTTTGCCAATGATGTTATGATCTTTGTCTAAGTCTGGCTTAACACACATCAAAACTACGCCTTTTTTGATGTTTGTGCCATGTAATTCATTGTGGGCTTCTGCATAGGCAGCAAGTTGCATGAAATAATCTTCAATGTATTCACGCTTTTTAGGCTTGTTGCTTTGCTTATAGTCCAGGATACTTTCTTCATTTAAGTGTATACCTGCACCGTCTGTAGTGCCTGCATAAACTCCAGGGAAATACAACGGGACTTCAATACCCCAAAACTCGCTAACATTAACTAGCCCTTTGTTAATAACTTCTTCAGCCATAACGTGGCTAGGCCAGCTAAAAGGATTCGAACCACGTTCCTTGTGTGTGCCATGTTTTACATAGTGTTCAAGGTAAGTGTGCATCCTTGTTCCACGATTGGCTGCTTCTGTAGTAATTTGTTGGGCCCTAGCATGGCCAACATTGCGGCGCCAATTCTCTAGTGCAGCTTTGCTTTCTTCACTTTTGGTCTTGTCAAGGATTGTAGTTACTGACGGTAGCTTTTTGCCATCTGGGGTAGCATAAAAACGTTTACCTTCGATAACCACTCGTGGAATGGGTTTGTAGTCAAATTTAGGATTGTACATTAGGGATAAATTTCATTGCCTGGGTTATATTACTTTGGGTATCAATATTGTTGCACATTGATTCAAACTGAGCTTGATCGTAGTCATTAAGTAAACTATACAGCCTTTTATTGAAAATAGCAAATTTCATTTTAGTCTTCTGATCAAAATAGGCAGTATGCTTTAAGAATCGTTGCCATAACTCTTGGTCATCAGGTAACGTATTCAATTCATCTATACTACTATTCAAAAAGTTATACACTCCTCGCATTTGGTCCGGGTATTGTGAGAAGATTCGATGTGACTTACAGTTAGTTAACAATTCAATTAGCTGTGACCTATACCGTACTGGCAATGCTTGTAAGTCAAGATGTACTGTTTGTGGAACAAGGTGTGCAACAAATGTATGGAACACAAAACCTTTTTGTTCATACCAAGAGCACCAGTATTCTAGCCAGTCATCAATGTACATTATATTGTTGAGACTAAACACCGGGCTTACTGCACACTTCCACAATGGTTTCATTATCTTGCGACCCTTGCTTACTGTGAGTGTAGCTTTGTAAGCCACTAGGTTGTCTAGGTTAGTTTTTATTTTGTCAAACCTAGCAGGCCAACGAATGTAGCTGTAATTGTCTCCAACGCCATCTATGCTGAGTAGCATGTCAACTGAGTTAAACTGACTTAACATATTCAGCAATTCGTCGCTAGGGTTTACTGTTAATGCTGTAGTCAATCTAAGATTTACTTTTGGTGCTAGACCTTGCTCAATCAGCCAAGTTAATAACTTTCGCATGCCCGGCTGTACTAATGTTTCGCCGCCGATAAAATGTACAAAGAAGTGCGGCACACGGCCAACTTTTTCTAAGATATGCTCAGTGATAAATTGCCAATGCTCATCTGAATCACTAACATCTACTTCAAACTGCTCATTAACTGTACTGTTAGTTGTCTTAGCATAGGTTGAGCTTTCATAAGGACTGCAACTTCTGCAACTTAGATTGCAAAAGTTACTGAACTTGATCCTCAGTTCGTACTCGTGAATGCTTCTCTTTAGTATGAACTGTTGTAAGCGGTCTTGTGGCATTTCTAAGAAACTGCGCACACGTTCGCTAACTCCACCGTGGCTTTCTTCCCATTGACATTGGTGGCAAGCGGCTGGCCATTGTCCTTCAAATTGTTGTTGTTTTATCTCAGCAAACGGATCTAAGCCCGGTGTAGGTACAAACAACTTGTCATCAAGATTACAACAACAAGTTTTAAACACACCTTGAGTTACTGCTTGACTACGGCGCACATCCATAGTGATGTAAGGTGCTGGGCATAGAGTAGAATTGTGTTTAGCCCAATTCAATCGGCGATCAATGTCAGTTTGCAAATCACTCATTGTTGCTACCGCACCATTGCTTACAAACTGTTGGCTGAGAATCTGTCTCCCAGCTTGTTGCAAGTTTATCAAACCAGGCAATGGCTGCTTCTAGTCCTACAGTAGGGCCATGGTTGCCACTGACATATTCGCACAACTCTTCATTCCACACACGAACTGCATTATGATTTCTATATGCCTGCGGGTTAAAGCCAGTCCAGCAACATGGGTAAACATATCCATCAGACGCTACGTAAACACTACGCTCACGCTTGGCCCAACAATCTATCTTTTTCTTGCCTGGAATTTTAAATTCTTCTCTATGCTCAATCCCGCGCTGTATTTGTGTTTCAATAAAAGTTTGGTCAATTTGATCTGGGTAGTTCCAATCAGTGGCAAAATAAAAAACTTTCTTACCTTGACGATCGTAGCTAGGGCCATTGTCTCGATCTGTGCGGCGCTGTTCAAATTGCATAAAGCCTAGCTCTTTAGACATGCGCTCCATTTCATCAACTTGATGAATAGTGCGATCAAATATGTTTGCCATCCATACTGCATTGCCCCCAGCATCGATAAAGATCTTAGCGTTGCGTATTACATTTTCAAATACAGTATCTTGGCGATATAAACTATGAGTGTCACTTAGCCCGTCAATGCCAAACACACAAATGACCCCAAGGCGTGCCATATCTTGCCAAAAGGTTTTGTCTCGGGCGCCGCCATTGGTGTGCAAACGTATACTCATCTTAGGATTAGCTTGTCGCATGTAAGCAATAATGTCGGTAGTCTCATGATTCATTATTGCATCGCCAAAGTTGCCATTGATGATAGCAATGTGTACACGACTTAGCCGTGTTAGCGAAAAGATACGTTTGAAATCAGCTAGGCTTAGATTAGTTTCATTGAACCCCATGTTGTGGGGATAGCCCAGGAAGCCGCGTGGGCAAAAAGGACACCTAGCATTACACAAAGAACTTAGTTCTAAGTGTATATGGTTTATTTCGTATTGCATGCATTAATTATCAGCAGTAGTAACAGCTGGTGCTATCCAATTACGTATCCATGCACGTTGTAACTTTACAATGTCTGTGGCTAATTCATTTTGTTCGCGAACAAAGTTAGCGGTATAATCTACTACTGTTGGCTCGGGCAATTGTACTTGTGCGGTAATTTCTGTACCCGAACGGTCAACAGTTTTTAACCCGTGCTTGCGAGCTAAATGTTGAATCTTCTTGTTTTCTGTAATGCAATGCATGTACACAGATTCAACGTTATGCACTTTGCCCCAACTAATCATGTGACTCATTAGTTCATCTGCAATGCCTTGGCCCTGGTAATCTTTTTCTACGCTAACTGCTAACTCCCAGTCTATGCCTTCGCGGGCTAAGTGGCCAAAACCCACAATGCGATCATCTTTGTAGTAGGTAAAGATATGGTGTGCCTCGCGATTGTACAATACCTCCAGCATTAACTGATCGATTGTTGCATTGTTGGCGTGGAACCCAAATCGTGTATAACGATCTTCTTGGCCTAGTGCTTTTAAATGACGACCGTATTGGTCTAAATATTCTATATTACTGTGTTCAATTTTCATATTATACTCTGAAACTTTCTCCGCAACCACAACGGTCACGTTCATTGGGGTTTTTAAATTCAAATCCTTCGTTGAGTCCGTTGCGAACAAAGTCGACTGTCATGCCTTGAACATACGGACAACTTTTAGGGTCAACAAATACTGCACAGCCTAGGCAGTCTATTTTTACATCTTCAGGGCGTTCGCTGTCAACAAACTCTAGCACATAAGCCAGCCCCGAACATCCGGTTGTTTTTACGCCAAGTCTAATCCCTAGCCCATGACCGCGGCGTTGAATTTGTTTTTTTATCTTGTCGGCAGCACGTTCAGTTAGTGATACCATGTTTGTTACGATAATCTGTTACTGCCGCTTTGATCGCGTCTTCTGCAAGTATTGAACAGTGAATTTTAACAGGGGGGAGGGCAAGCTCATTAGCAATTTCGCTATTAGATATCTTTTGCGCCTCGTCAAGCGTTCGTCCTTTAACCCATTCAGTAACGAGCGAACTTGACGCAATCGCTGAGCCGCAACCATATGTTTTAAATCTGGCATCTGTAATTACTCCGTCTTGTACTTTTATTTGGAGCTTCATCACGTCTCCGCAAGCAGGAGCACCTACCATGCCCGTGCCTACATTCTCTTCGTCTTTCGCAAAGGAACCCACATTACGTGGGTTCTCGTAGTGATCAATAACTTTGTTACTGTATGACATTTGGTGCTATTACCCATCGTAAGCAATTGCAGGCAGCATCATTAACTTGCTCATAATGATAGCCATAAGGAGGAGTAGGCATTCCTACAGGAGTAGTATAAACGACTGTAGGTGGGGGAGGTGCTGCCACTGCTGGGCGTGTGGCCCCATAAACAACTAAACCACCAATTAGTGCAGGTGCTACCCAGCCCCAGCCTGAACCACCGTGATGGTGATGTGGGCGATAGCCGTGATGATAAGGATTAGCTTGCGCCAAAGTGCAAGTCAGGGCAAAAACTAATACGAGTAATTTCTTCATTTTGCGACTCCTATGTAGAACATTATACTACAATAACGTTTTTAGGTCAAGTCTGGTTGACCCAAAACGGTTAAACGCCGCGATCTTTGTTCATAGCCGATTTTGCGGCGTTTGCTACTATATCTTGCGCCTTGTTTACAGGCATTTCGGTTGGGGCAGGTTCGCCTGCACCTTTGAATACAATCTCATCTGAATCTGGTTGCATAGGTTCTAGCACAGAACTCAACGGTGGTTGACCCACAATCTCTTCAATGTTATCTGGAGTAATGTTGATGTCCAGATTCTGTGCTAAACTTATAAATGCATCCTTGCTAATTTGTTTGCGAGAGTTTGTATCTTCGGCGCGGCCAGCTAGGAATTGCACCAAGCCTAACAATTGGTCAGGACTTGGTGTACTAGAACTGTCGCCGGCGAATTCTCGCAAACGCATTATCGCTTGGCTCTTCCAAGTGCGGCAGCACCGCCACTGAGTTCTTCACCACCAGCAGCTAAGTCATCTACTGCGCCAAGGTCTTCACCAGCGGCAGCACCCATATCAGCACCGGCAGCAGCCATGTCAGCGCCAGCCGCGGCCATATCAGCACCAGCAGCAGGAGCACCAGCAGCAGGAGCTTGACCAGTTACAACACCAAGAGCTGTGTCAAGTTGTTGCTTGGCACCTTGGATGTTTTGTAACAAACCAGTAAGAGCGGCTGTGGCGTCATTGTTAAATTGTGTAGCTTGGTCAATACCAACTTGGTTCTTAATCGAATCAACAAGAGCTGGAAGTTCTTTGAACTGAAGTTCAGAAACATCTTCCAACATGCCTTGCATCTTGTCTACCATGTCTTGAGCGGCAAGAACAACTTGAGCTTGTTGAACTTCGCTTTCAAATACTAACTTAGTAAAGCGGCGCATACGGTTTTCCGCTACTTGCATAGCAGCACCGGCTACAAGCTTTTGTTCGTCAGGAGTTAAAGTTTGGCCGCTTTGGCTCTTCTTAAGAGCAGCAGCCAACTTAGGATCTTGAGGCTTAGTAGCACCAGTAGCAGGAGCAGCTGGCTTCGGAGGAACTGTACCAGTAGGAGCAGGGGTAGCACCAGCAGGTTGTTGCTGTTGTTGTGCCACTAAAGCTTGTTCCATCATCACTAGCTTAAGGTAGCTAGGATTTCGCTCGCTGTGATGACGAGCTGGGCTTGCGCGGTGTTCGCTGAGCAAACCGCGAACACGGTTTAATAGATGTTGGGTTTGACGAGCAGTTAAGTTGTCAAACTGAATCTTTGTTCCAAAGTAACTTTCGAAAACTTTAGAAATTTGTTTTGATGGCTTGGTTGCGGCCAGTTCGTGCAGTTTCATTTGCAAATCCTTTTAGTTGCCAATATTTAGCCGAAATTAAACATTTCTCCAATTCAGTATCAAGCATATTGATGTAGTCAATTTTGCGTTGAACCTTGGTGTTTACAAACTCGTAGAAATCTTCACTACGACTTTTGTTGGCTAGTTGTTGACGGCAGTGTATATCTGACGCCAAACTCTCTCGTTTGTTGTCCAGCATTAGTATATTGTAGGCCAAATCGTATTTCTTTAATTTGTCTGCAACACACCAACTCATAGCTGTACGCTTATTGCCAAAACGCAATGTTTCATTGTTTTTGACTTGAACAACAACATATTCTTTTTTAGGTGTAATTTTGTATTTTCCAAAAGCTGTGTAGCCACCTTGACCGTCCGGAACAATCATCGTGTTCTGGAGGTTTTTAATTTCTTTGGTAGCAAACTTTTCTAGCTTCTGGGACTTGTTCATTTGAATACGTAATGTGTTAGTAACCAGCCTACTGTGGCAATTAGTGCCCCAATAATGCCAATCCCCCAACCAATTAGTTGATTGTTTCGTTTTTCTGCCATTGCTTGCACAGAATCTTTAATTGCAACAGTAGCAGTAACTACGCTTTCAATTTTTTCATCCAGCGTTTCAAGCTTGGTTTCTAAGAGGCGATAGCGTTCAGCACACAATTCTACGTGTGCTTCGAGGCTCTTCTTTTCAATGTCTGTAGTGTCGGCCATGTTTTAATCCAATGTTGTATTTATGGGCTCAAACCAAATGTTTTGATCCGGGCCTGATGTTATCAACACGGCACTATCAGTCATGGTTTCGTTTAGACCTGTGATCATTGGCACGCCTGCACATTCATTGATCAATGAATCAAAGTCGCCTTCCATGCCGCTAAGGCTGTATACCAATGGTTGTTCTACTTCAAATACAAACTGCCACATACCATCTTTAAAATTTGCAGGCTGTACATCTGTGGGCTGTGTACGCAGGCTTATTAGCTGGTTAATTGTTTCCCAGTTACGCTGTTGGTTACGGCTAAAGTTCCAAGTAGTTAGATCAGACACAGGTTTACCCACACGGTCGTCAAACGGTATGCTGGAAGCTCTAAAATGACCAGTTACCCCTGTCGGGCTGCAATCAAACAGGGTTTTGCATAATATTTTCATTCTGCTGATATTTAACGGCCAAAAGAAAACCCGGGATATTTCTAGCCCGGGTTTGTGGTTAAAGTATCAACTGATTAGGTCGATAGCTTGAAGCCAGCGTTTGTTGCGCTGTCTAGCTGATAACCAGTGTAGGTGATGTTAGCAGCAGCCAAGAATGTGGCAGCGTTAGCAAAAGCACCAGTTGGATATACAGCAAAGCTGAGGACGGTGCCGTCAACTTGGTACATAGCAACAGTAGAAGTTTGTTGGATCGCGTTGATAACGTTAGCAACATATTCTTGAACGCCTTGCTGGCTAACAACAGTAGTGTTAGCTACAGCACGGAAGAAGTCCAACTTAGGACCAGCGAGGTTAACAGGGGTGCCGGCTGTAGCAGCAGAAGCAGCAACAGGACCGTTTTGTACGTCAATCGCAAATACTGGTTGTACGTCACCATTAACAGGGGTAATATAAGCCATTTTAAAATCTCCTAATTTATGAGTACATCGACTCTGCTTTTATTTAGTCTTTTGGCAAAAAAATGGCTCGTTACGGATTGTTTTGAGCTCTGTTTCTAGCGGCAAAACCTTCAGGATCAAAGCGACCCACAGCTTTAGCATAGCCTGCAGGGGTGGCCATAACCCAGCCTTCTTGTCCTGGATGCTGATAGTCTAACTGCCCACGGATACCTTCCTTGAGATCGTTTAACAATATAAACGCTGTAAAGGCAGCGGCCAGTGCGGCTGTATTGCTAGTAGGGCTTTCTAAGTATTCTACAATGTTACGGAACTTAGTAGGGGTTACTTTAGTCTGCAACCATTCCCCAAACTGCGGCAAAAATGTATCACGATTGATAGGTTGTCCTACTTTAGTGTTTACATAGTCTACGCATAGTTTAGCAAGGTCTGTAATCTTGTGTGCTCGCAACTCAGCTGGGTTAAACAAGATGTCAATGTTTTTGCCTTGTGTTCGCACAATGTTCTTGAGTTGCTTGATAATAGCAGGATCTGGCTCGATGCTCTTTGGAACACTAGTGCTGGGATCTAATAATAATAGTCCTGGAACATCATTGAACTTTACGCGGCTCAGTGGCTGGCGTGGTTCTCCTTGGTCAGCATACATTGTGTGCATAGCTACCCCAATGTCGCTGTTGCCAATACGTTGTCCTAGTGCGCTTTTAGCAGGAATCTTGTACTCAACTGTATTAGGACGGAACACATAATTGCCAGCAACTTGCGGCGGTGTGTTCATGTACAACAAATCGCCCTTGACATAACCACGAAAGTTTTGTGGCAGTGCAGCTTCTAACACAGGGAACAAAGTTGCATACAGTTGAATCAACTCGCGGCGATCACCACTGCGAGTACTTTGTATCTGCGCCATCATTTGCGGGCTAGTTGCAAGTCCATCGTAGCCCTTGGCTTCAAATCCTGAGCCGTCAGTTAACACAAACTCGCCTGTAGCAGGTTTACGTCCAAAGATAACAGCAGGCTTGCCGTCCCACTTTACTGTAGTTGTACCTGCTGGAGATTCAGCAGCATGTTTCACAATGTCTAAGGCTTGTGTAATGCCAGCAGTACCAAATCGGAACACCATGTCTTCTAAGTGTTCAATTCCCTTGGCACGGCCACCTACACCAGCTTGTTCAGCTTCTAAGATAGGCTGCATACCTTGGTTAACCAGTCGGTCACGCAACCGTCCTAGGAATCCTGCTTCGCTTTCGTTAACACCTGCTTGAGGCTCTTTGAGACCTTCACGTGCTAGATAGTCACGGAAGTCTTTGAGCATAGCATCGCTTTCAGGATTGTTAGCCAAAGCAGCATAAATGCTTTCAACATTCTTTAAGTTGTCTTTGTTAAAACCGCGGCCCAACAACCATTGAGCCAATTGATTAGGATCTAAACTCACTAACTTATCAGTGGTACGACTTATAACACCGTTAGCACCTACTTTAAGTCCGTTGTGCTTGGCCAAGCTACTCAGCAACACATTGCGGTTCATACCCTTGTACGCAGAACCTTCTGCACCGCCATAATAGAATGTACCCCAACCTAGGTCAGGAAAGAACATAAAGTCAGTTTGCACATAGCCCTTGTTTGGGTCGCCTGCAATAGGTGTACGCAGGTGTACTTCACCTGCTTTCTTAACCCACTCACGTGGATCAAGACCTTGACTTTGAATAAACTGTGTTAGCTTGGCTGCAAGTTGATCTTTGTTGATTTGCTTTAGTTCGACTGCTAGGTCCAAGTCGCCAGATGTTGGCTTACGTCCGGTACTTCCTAGCCAGCGTTCTTCAGGAAACTTTAGTCCTGTAACTTGTTCGACCCAAGCAACTGTAGCAGGAACATCGGCTTGGTTAATACGACCTGTCAGTGGCTCACCTTCTTTGGTCTTGAATACGTTGCCGCCTTCTAGTAATGTTCTTAATAACTTCATACGCCACTTGCCTTTTGCATATTGTCCCATGCTTGTCTAATTGCAGGGTCTTTGATAGCTGATTGTATCGGCATTCCATTAGCGGTCCACTTACCGGCAGCATCTTGTTTGAACTGTACTTCATTCTTAGGCGTAGCTGCTTGAGCTCCACTACTGCCCGAATCAAATTGTGCAATTTGTTTAGCCGGAGCAATACCGTCTCTGACCAAGCTGAGCCAAATGCCTTGCATACCTTGAGCATTGATCTTAGGATTTACGCTACCGGCCATAACAGCTTTGATGCCTTTGTCTATTGCTTCTGCCGCTGCTTGAGCCGCACCTTTTACTGTAGGATCATCGGAGCCAGCTCCTATTTTTTGATAGTTTGCTCCACGCCCAATAGCATTGTTAACCATAGTAACTAATTGTGGTTCTAGTGTGTTGAAGCTTGCAGGACTTAGGTCAGATAGTTTAGTAACAGGAGCACCAGTAGCATCCTTGCTACGGCTCATAAATTCTTGCACAGTTTTTGCCCAAGCTAACTGCATTTGTTTTGCTAGCGGGGCAATGATTTGTTCGTTGGCTTTGAACGAAGCCATTCTAGCGTTAGGGTCTGCTTTAGGGTCTTGGGTTAGTGAGCCACCTGTTTGACTTTTAACAAACTGATTTGCGGCAGCTTTAGCAATACCACCTGCTAACGCTCCTACCATGCCACCAACTTCGTTGATTTGCTGACGCTGAGTTATTTCAAAAATTTGCATCTGTTTTCCTTACGCTGCGATTGAACTTCCCAGCATCCTTTGTTCTTATTGCATTCAGCAATTTACGAGTCAAGTTTTCAGCTTGTTCAGCAGGAAACTCAGCTTCTATTTGCTCTACCAAGCGAATAGCAGATGTAATGATGTTGTTAGCGCGGGATTCTATAACGTAACGGCGATCGCGCTCGGCGTATTTTTCGTTATAGAGACCGTCTAACTCTTCTAAAATGCTTTTAGTCTTTTTCTGCATTATTCATGGGCCTTTGGATTATTTAGCGGGTTTTCGGTTCTAATAAATATCTAAATGCGTGAGACGCAAAGGAACACTTATGACTAGTCAGATAAACCCAACAGCAATTAACGATCAGTATCCAGTAGCTGGTCAGCCAAACAACACCCAAGGATTTAGGGATAACTTTGCTGGAACAAAAACTAACTTCGAAGCCGCTGCTAGCGAAATCACAGAGTTACAAACAAAATCCATTCTAAATGCTGCCCTAGATGGTGGCTCAGCGTTAACTACTCAAAACAATATGTTGGGTGCTCCACTAATCGGTGCTAAGATACGTAATTTTAGCGCAGATACTGTGAACATTGCAACTACATCGGGTCCAATCACTTTGGACTACAGCCAAGGGCATTACCAACGTATCAGTACTACAGGTAATATCAGTTTAGGTTTTAGCAATTGGCCTGCTTCAGGCAACTTTGGTATTGTGCGTGTGCAAACCATTATCGACACTCCGGGTCGCACAATGACTTTAAGTCCGTATGTTACTCTGGGTACCAACGGTATTGAAGGTTATGCTAACGGCACAATTACTTTTGGCCAAGCTGGCACGTACCAATTCGAATTCTCATCTAGCGATGCCGGTGGTAACATTACAATCTTTGACTTGAATCGTCCACTAGGCGATTTTAGCAGTCCAGTCCACATCACCAGCAACGTTGCTAGTACCAGCGAAAGCACTGGTGCGTTGATTGTAGACGGCGGAGTGGGCATTGCAGGCAACATAAACATCGGCGGCGACCTTATCAGTTACAGCGGAGCTAATGTGGCATTCCGTGCCTATGCTGCCAATGGTTTTGTGCAGATCAACGCCCCTTCAGTACCTGCCAACACTGCCGGAGCACTGAACATTGTGGGCTCCAGTGCTGGCAACATTCAACCGGTAGTACAAGCCGGTGGCATGCTTCACATCACCGGCAACGATGGGGTGAGTTCTAGAATTACTAATGATGCATTTGGCACCGGCGCACAACCAACAATAGTCGGTCGTCGCGGTCGTGGCACAGCAGCCTCCCCAACAGTGCCACAAAACAATGATGTTCTGCTGAGATTCACTGCAACTGGTTGGAATGGCACTGCGTTCGGTCCTGCCAACGTTGCTTCTACTGTGCCTTGTGGAGTGGATTTTGTGGCCAAAGAAACTTACAGCGGCACTGCTCAAGGTAGTGAGATTCAGTTCTACAATGCTCCCATTGGTTCAAACGTTAGAACACTGAGTGCCACTATTAGTTCCAATACAGCATCATTTACATCAGCAGTAAGTGTTACAGGTAACATTCTTTCCGGCGGTAATATTCTTGCTGTTGATGGCGGTGCTGTAGGATACACCAATGGTGCAGGCGGCACTGTAAGTCAAACTGGTAACAAATCAACTGGTGTTACGCTGAACAAACTCACAGGCGAAATTACCATGCAGAACACTGCGTTAGGCTCTAATAGTACTGTGAGTTTTACACTTACCAACAATACCATTGCAGCAAAAGACTTAATGGTTATTAACCTAGTAGGCGGGGGTACCGCGGGCGCTTATACTATTGATGTTAATTGCTCAGCAGGTTCCGCTATTATTACAGTTCGGAACGTAACCGCTGGTTCACTTAGCGAAGCACTTGTTTTACGTTACGCTGTGATCCGCGGATCAACTGCTTAACCAATGCGGTTCAATTAACTTCCAAAATTCAGGGAAGGTACTAGCTAGATCTTGTTCACGCAACAGATCTAGCTTTTTTGTTGACTCACAGAACTTAGCCCACTGTTGTGGCTGGTTCTCTAATGGCATGTCCATAAAATCTAAGATGCTGGTAATTTGCCAGTTAGGTTGTTGTGTTTCAAACTTAGCACGTATAGCTTGCTTAACTGCATCTGGCAATGTTCGGACATTAATATAGTGCGGATGATGCACCATGTTAAAGAACACAGGAATTTCACGATCACAAAAGTATTTCTGCAACTCCATAACGTGCAACACATTTAGAGCACAAACAGTGATGCAGATGTGCATCTTGATATTTGGATTTGTTTTGGTCAGCTGACGATAGCGCAACACATTCTTTTCTACTGTTGCCCAAGTTTCGCCGTAGCGAATGTAATCATAGTGTGGTCCGATGCCGTCGATGCTGACGTCAATGTTTACTGACTTGAACTGTTTTAGTGTGTCAATATACTCTTGATTCCAAATTGTACCATTGGTGTTGATGTGCAAACTTTGTTCTTTGCATTGTCCTGAATCTACACTTTGTTGCAAGATGTGGAACACTTTGTCCAACAGCATCGGTTCAGCGCCATAGATGTCGTAGTAAACAACATCAGACAGCCACGATTCTAAATCTGTCCACAACTGAGTATTCTCATCACTATAACTGCTACGAATCCTGCCCCAACTGGCTAGATACTTTTTGTAATCAGGTTCCCATTGCTTGGCTTCTAATTCCCAGTAGTCCCGGTACCATTTGCTTGATACTTCAGGCCAACATGTACGGCAAGCAAGGTTGCAAGTGTTGCCAGGTTTGAGGTCTACTAACTGTGGCTTGGCCTCTGTTATTTTAAGATCAGCAAACTGCTGGTTTGAAACTTGTCTGCGGCTAGTTCTGCCAGCTGCTTCTTCATTCCAACAGGCGGTACAATTTAAAGACTGGATTCCTTGTTCTAGATCCTGTTTTATCTTTTGACGGGTTGGACTGTTCCAAGCTTGCTCGATTGTGTGAGTGTCAAGGAAAATTTCCTGGTCTGCAGGGTCACGTAGATAGGTTTGACTGTGGCAGCAAAGCAGACATCGACCCGAATTATGCAATGCCAATCCAGTGTCTGCCCAAACACAATATAAACCTTTGTCTTTTTCCATGATGTTGTCCTGTTAAACCTTAAATATGTATGATATGTCAGAACTCACTACAATTTTCACCCCAATACGATACCTAGTTAGCAAGTTGCATTTGAAGATGCCTTGGTCTTATGAAGAGGTCATTGCTGAATTAGAAAACGAAGAATGGAAGCCACACGGCGATGTTGCTCCTGTGGGCCATAACCCTTGGCCCGGAATGCGATACAAAGTGTTGAGCCCAAAGTGGGAGAATAAAAAGCTAACTGCAATCAGCAGATACTTCGGTAGTGCTGAATTTAAAAAGCAATCAATCGACTGGATGTACGACAACTATCCTGGAACTGATGTTGCTTGGGGCATGGGCCGAGAACAGATGTTTAGACAAAGCGAAACTCACATTGAGTTTACAAAAGACATGCCTGGCTTTGTAAATGGATTGCATACCGACTATAGAAAACTCATTGCCACCGGCATGATTTACTTTAGCGACCACGACACGCCTGATCTAAGTTCTTATTTTTACAAAACAGAAAACCGAGACGATCCTGTGCGTATGACAACAGAGTTCGGTGACGGCTGGTGGCACCAGAATGGCAACTACACCTGGCACGAAGGTTGGAACAAAACAGACAAAGTGCGTTACAGTGGCTTGCTAGGTTTAACTATCTACACTGCTGACGCACCTGTGTGGAATCATCGTTAATTTGATTTAATCTGCCCAAGTAACTGCTTGAGCTTTGCGCTTTGTACATCAGCAGTTACCTTGGGCGGGTCTCCTGCTTGTACCATTGGCTTATCCCACGCATGAGTTCCACCTGAAGGTTTTTCCCATGCTGGAGTTCCTGTTGCACGTTCCCATTTAGCTGGTGCAGTTTCTTCTGCAGGTGCTACATTGCTTTTAGCCTTGATTGATTCCATGATTGAAGGCTTAGGTCCTCCACGGAACGTGTCGTTTTCTTCTATGCCTGGATCTGTAATACGCATGGTTTCCATGTTGTAATCCAAGTCAATCTTTTGACCTACACCTGTAGAACTACGAGACTTCATACACTGAATTTGATACTTGCCACGCTCTTTCATAGCACGACTTGTAAAGATACCGAACACGTTGTCTGCTGTGTTGATCTTGGAAATACCACCTGAAATATGACTGTGATCAAACTCAATCTCTTCCACAGCACTACGATTCAACTGCGAAGCTGTTACAAGCAAGATGCCCAGTTCTTTAGCTAAGTTACGCAATTCTTCTGATACGTACTTGTCCTTAACAAACAAGTCGTTAGGACTAACCTTTGCACTAACGGGCATCAACAAGTCCAAGTAGTCAACCATCATAAAGTCAACTTTGTGTCCTGTTTTAATTTGATATTCTTTTAAGAACGCACGAATGTCGTTGATGTTGCTTTGTGCCGGCAATGCTTTAACTTGATAGCTACCGGCTTTGCGCCCAACCATCTTAACTTTAAGTGCTGCCGTTTCTTTGTCCTTGCGAATGTCCTTGGTGCTCATTTCAGTAAGCATAGCCGCAGTACGCAAACCCGT